AACACACGACTGCGGGAACAGAGCGACTTCATCGAGATAAGCGCCGGCAGCTGTCAAACCCTGCAGCACGTCCTGGCTCGATTCGTTGTTCGCACCGAATAGATAATAGGTGTTCGTCCCGATTACGACGTGCGGGTTTTCAGACCGGTGATAGTGGTAGTCAATGCCTTTGGCCGTCAAGATTTGAAACATAGGCTCTAAAACGTTACGCTTTAGGGCACCCATCGACTTACCAGCTATGATGAAATTCTGATCTCGGTGTTTATCGAGCGACCAAGTGATAAATGAATCGATCATAGCGATGGTCTTGCCGGATCTGATCGCCCCTTCAGCCACAACCATATCGTACTCCCGATAAGGGCTGTTGTCGGTCCACCACATGAGGAGCTTCTTTTGTTTACGACTGAACGGCTTAAATTTGAAGGAGGTAGTCTTTTTACGTCTCTTCGCCATGATCCACCTCATCGGCAAACACATCTGCAGCCTGTGCGTTCAGCGCTTCGGCATAACCGCCGCCTTGAGCATGTGCATCACTATCTGAATCTCCACGCAGGTCTTTTACTTCCAGCTTCAGCCTGGCGATCCGCAGCTCCTGCTCTTCGGTTGCCAGCTCCGTCTTCAGGAGCTCGTCATATTGTTTGATCAGGCTTTGAAGTGTCCCCATAGCCCGGCTCTGGGCCTGCAGGAAGGTCGCCTGTTTGTCCCAAGCCTGTTGCACTTCCCAGCGTTCCCCGATGACGTTGCCGTCCTTTTCCTCGATCTTTTCGACCGTTTTGTCGTCCCGGTCCCGGACGTACATAATCTGCTGGGCCCGGATGATGGCCGTATACTGGATCATGATGTTTTCCCAAACGATGTCAAGAGGCGCCTTGGTCTGCAGCTGCTCCATGATCTCCAAGGAGTCAGCCGGCAGGTATTTCCGGAAGAAACCATGCGTTACGGCCTTATCATTGCCAGGAGGGCCGCCTGGGCCGCCGCGATTCCCGACAGCGTTCTTGTTACCCTTTGGCGCGCCGCCTTTATTTGTGTGCACCCCTTCCGGTTTGTGTGCACCCTTTTTTCGCTCCCAGCCATACCGTTGTTTCCAGCTCTTGACCGTATTCAGGGAAACGCCGTATTTCTCAGCAATCTCCTTGTATTTCATGCCATTGACGTAATCCTGTTCTGCTGAAATTCTTGCTTCCGCCATTTACACGATCACCACCCCCGGCGTTGTGTTGGTTTTGAAATAAACGAAAAAAGACACCTAGTGATAGGCGCCTCAAAAATAGTTTATATAAATTGTATTGTTGTATTGACAGAAATACATTATCGTGTTATTATATTTATAGAGGGTGCGGTAAGCACTCCGGAAAGGAGGATAAGGCGATGGGGTTGCTTGAAATCGTACTTCTGCTAACGGCTATCACGAACTTGGCAACGGCTTGGCTTAACTACCAAGCGTCCAAACGGAATGGCCGGAGGCTAAAGTAAAAGCCCCTTACGCTAGCACCGTAAGAGGCCGAGACACCGCAGGAACGGGGAGAAATCCCCGCCCTGCACCCTATCATCTTATGCTTATCTTACCCTCTTCATTCTTTTTTGTAAAATATAATTTACGAAAAATAGGAGGCACCGCACAATGGAAACACTAACCCTTGTCATCGCTGTTGCTGCCCTAGTCGTTTCACTGGCCGCACTGTTCCAAGCATTGAAGAACAGGAGGTAATGTTTATGTCAAACAAGCCGTTATCGTTTCGCTTTCCTGATGAATTTGTAAAACTGCTCCGTACCTGGGCTTTCGTGACCGAGACGGATCAGCGTGCACTTCTTCAGGAAGCCTTCCAGGAATACGCGGAACGGCGACCCGAAATCAAAGAAAAAGTGGACGCGGTAATGTCCACTCTCGATTGACCCGTCATATCTGGCGGGTCTCTTTTTAATTTCTGGCTATAGCCGCATTCGCCCAGAATACCGACTGCTCCAAGTTAGTCATGGCCAGCGCTTTCTCGCGGCTATTCGGTGCCAGCTCGTCGATCAGGTACGCCAGCTCCTTCGCTTTCTCCCGGATCTGCTGGTAGATCTCTGGTTGCCCTGGCTTCGGGGCGTGGTATTTAAAATTGTTTTCGATTTGCGGATCCACAATGAATCATCCTCTCAGAGAATGGAAAAAGCCGCCAATGGCGACTGAATAATCCAACTATTTTTCATAAAAAATCACCCATCTTGAGCTCTGTATCTTGGACTTATAAAGCTTTCGGTATATAAATAGCTGTCTATACAAAAGCACTTCATTTGTATCTAATACCTCAGATTGTTCCTTACTTTTTCGGGAACTGTATTCTAATTTCATCTTTTCATTTGCTTGTGTAATGTAACTGATCTCAGCATCGGCAATATAAAAATTCTGCTGATATCTGTCAAATTTTAATAATGGTACAAGGACTCGCTCCCCTTTTTCTAGGATTGGAACATTAACATCTACTCTCCACCCTTCTTCAGTTGGGGAGTCAGTTAGAATAAGTCTGAATCCAATTCTTAGCTGGATTGCTGTTCCAGGGCCAAGATTTTTAATCTCTCCAAACGTGACATTGTAATCATGCTCTTCCCCTACCGCTTTATTCAAAGCAATATTTCTAAGTAACCGTTTATAATCTTCTGTTTCAATTACTTTACTTGGCGATTCTTTAGTCAGCGGATACGTATCATACCTTGCTTCTTTCTCCTCGAAACTTAAAAAAGCGCGATTATTTTTCTTATTGTCTCTTATAGAGATGTAAACTGTGAGGAATGATGAAAGTAAAAAAGTAAAAAGCGACGCACCAATTCCAGAAATTATTGCCAGAATTACTTTTTCCTGTATCAATATATTTAGTCCCTCAGATAATTCCATTTGCTCTCCCATCTCCCTTTATATCTGTTCAACTACTAATTTCGACATTAAGGGAGATATTTCCTGCAAAGAAAATACCGCCTCGATCCGAGACGGCAAAAAGGGGAGATGAAAAGATATGAATAAATCCGAACGGCAGGATTTGAACCTACACTACTTGCTCCCAAGGCAAGCGTGCTACCCAGCTACACTACATCCGGTTATTGCGAGGCGGCCGCCTAACGGTGCGGGTGGTCCATTGCCGACCGCCTCGATACATCATTTGCACACTATCATAATAGCACGGATTTTGAGGCCAAAAGTCGCATCAGAGTTGCATGTCATCTCCAACCTATTCTTTCTGCGATCATTCGAATGATCTCATCTCGCCAGCGGATCACAGTCGCCCGATGTGCCGGGATCTCCTTTGCGATTCCCTCCCAGGTCAATGTCTGCGGCCTTGTCCAGTACCTCAGTCGAATCAATCGCTGTTTATCTGGACCAAGAGCCCCGTATACAGCTTCGATCGCATCAGAAATCGCTTGCAGCTGCTCAAGCTTTTTATGTGTCGTCAGTAATACAGCTGTTCGACCCGTCGGATCTCCTGGAAGATTGCTCCGGCCGCCGCCGACATTCTCGTCATCTCCTGATCCGCTGCAGTACAAAATTTCGTTCTTCAAGCGAATTATCTCTTTCCGGGTATCGTGATAGGCATAAAGCTCCGATTCAACATGGAGGAAGGTTCCCCTTCTCAATTTAGTTTGATTGCTCACTGATCCGCCCTCCGTTCAACGTTCATGTTCATCATTCTCCACAAATCTTCGTGCAAACCGAAGCTGCTGCTTAATGTATGGATCCGTATAATTACCGCCCATCGCCATCCAGTCGCCTATACGCTTGTTAATGTCCTCCAGGACTACTTGGGGTAGCCGAGCTGATATTTTCAAGATCTCGTCCATTGGATTCGGCTCCGCCATCCTTCGTCGCCCCCTCGTCTATGCATCACGCATCATCACACCAGAAGTAACTACAAATTTTCCGTATCCTACATCCTCTACATCTTCGCTCTGACAGATCGGACAAACGGTAACGGAGTGATCTATATCCATATCATCCTCAACAGCAAACATTGCAGCGCATTCGGTGCACTCATAGCCATGCATCATCAACAGGGGCAAATCTGGCTTGCCCGAATAATTTACCCGTTGCGGCCAATCGAGGGGATTGCGCAAGCGTTCATGATAGATCATCGTCCGGATGGATCCCGATGTGCTGCCGAGCTCCAGCGCAATTTCTTTTATCGGTTTACCTGCAAGGAACAACTTGTGAAGTTGCTTTTTATCTACTTTTTCAGGTTTCATTTGATTCACCTACCTACTCGTTTATTCGGCAGTGGGGGATCCGGCAAGATCAAATAGATCTCGCCGATCAGCTCGCCGTTATCGTCATATATCAAATCCCAAGGAATATCTTGAAAAATCGGATCAGGCTTATGCATGGCTTTCCAACTGGATGTAAAAGAGATCTCGTTCTGTATCTACCTGTAGCGCATAACGTTTAGTCGTCACCTTCTTTTGATTGAGCCAGGCAGATAAGCGCTTATTGATCAGCCGTAGGCCGCCGTTGTCGCCGCTCTGGGTTCGGAGCTGAAGCCCTTTATTCGCGACTTGCATCACGAGTCGATTCCCTTCGGGATCGTAACCCACCTGCAGACACTGACCTGCCTTGCAACCCATTTCATGAACGGCCCTTTTATTAAGGTGGATCCCATGGCCATTCAGCCCAATCGTAGGAGTAGTTGAAACCCCCTCATCAACGAACCATTCAATATTTCCGCCCATATTGCTACGTCCTCGACCCATTTGCGTATCCTCCTGTTTCAACGTACCTGCCTGGTACTGAATAAATTTAATGCCAATCTGCTTCAAAATTCGTCCTGCTTGTACTTGTGATATCCCGATTGCTTGGGCAATCTGACGTTGAGTTTGATCTTGTAGCCGCAACCGAAGCAACTTTCTTTCACGAGGATCCAGTAGAGACATGAATTCCTGGATGTAGATATCTGAAAAATCGGTATTGCTGGGTATAATATCAAGCATTGTGATTTCCTCATCGCCCTTATATGTGACTGCCATAGGACGGTCTAGCGAAGACGGTGACCATCCATCCAAAAGCTCCAGAGCACTACGAACATCTGCAAGCTTCCACCCTGTCTTTTCCGCAATCGTTTCTGGGCGATCGTCGCCCCAGCCTTCCCTGCGAATCATGTTTGCTTTGCTTTGTAGGGTCCTGGGAATCTTCACAAGGTAACGCTTATCCCTTAGAAAATTCTGAATTCTCCCTTGTATAGCTGGATACGCAAGGGTGATAAACGAGTTAACAGCCCCATTAAAACGACTTGGGTCATACTTTCGGAATGCCTCGATAAGCCCCATTGTCCCGACAGATACCAGGTCCTCATAATCAAGGCCGGCATTCAACGCAACGCGGTACCTTTTCGCCACTTTATGAACAAGATTCTCGTAATTCTTAACAATATCAGCCTCATAACCGAGATGAGGGTTATAACCAATATTCAAGGGGCTTCCCTCCTCCCCGAATTCTTCTCGTAAACCTCTTCGAGCCATTCGACCAGCATCATCATCTGTTTGATCGCCAACCGGTGCTCCTGGTATTTTCTGCAGAGCTCACCAGAAGAGTCGGCGACCCATCTCCAAAAGTCCGGGTTCTCCATCCCGTGCCGCATAGCTGCCTGGTTGGCCTGGCCGATCCAGAGCTCAACGTCCGCGAAGAAAGCTTTGTAATCCATAGGCTTACAGCTCCTCGATCCGGATGTAGATGCCAGGCCGGTTAGCCCAAAACTTCTCTATGATCTCGCTGGCCACTATCGCGTCATCCGTCCAATAGCCAAGTTCTGTCATGATATCGAACGGCAGCTTGTTCAGGTTGTGTGTGTCCGGCTTCGTGGTTTTCCATTCTCCGTCGTAATGCTTGCTGCCGGCTTTGATCGGGAACAGCCATTTCACAATCACCCGGAGTGCCCCCCTATACTTCTTCTCAGGCACGTGCTGCGCTAAGTGCGCGGTCAACTTCGCACGAGCTGCCTTTAAATCAGCCGGCTCATAAAAAACTGGTTTATCGTTTTTACAAGAGACTTGTTTTTCCTGATGCGTAGCCGTCGGCGGAATCATCGGCATAAAAAATTCAGTCGCCATTATCTCACATCCATTTTTCGTTTTGTCGGCGGCGGACTTTCAAATAAATTCAGGGGGAGGGGGAGTGGCGCTTGCGTCACGCCACTCCCTATCCCTATATATTTATATAGTGATCGCCACCTCCCGGCGGCGGGCACCATGACGTACCCAATCCCCGCCGCCATTTTGCCGAACGGCGTAAATCATAAAAACCGTATATTTGCCGGGCGGCATTAACCATCAATTTATGATTGCCGCCGCCGTACGGTGGATTTTGTTTCGGCGGCATCAATCATGGTCGCCGC